GCGCCACCAACATCATCAAACTCTGTTAATCCGATCGGCGTGTGTATTGCTACACCTTCATCGTCAACAGAAGAATTGATAACATGCCATTTATAATCGGCGTTTTGAACTATTGAGTAACAACGTTGAATTTTTCTATCATAGATAAACGGTCGATAATCATAAATGTTAAGCCCAGAACCGGCTATAATGTTTGTATCAAACACTTTATTCAACGTAGCGGTTTGCGTTTCTTCGTTTAATTCTACGGTTACGATGTTATAGTCGCTGCCGTAGTTAGCGGCACACACGATCCCTTTCAGCTCTTCATCAAACGTGATCCGCCCGTTCATCACGGGAAGAAACCCGAACATCTTCGCGCTTATGCTCATAAGTAGTTGAACTTCTCCTTTTTAGTTAGCGGCGCCTTCCAAAGCAACACGCCATTCTCCCCGATCTCGATCTCGTTCTGCGAGTATTCAGATATCGTGTCGTCCTTCCATCGTATCTTTGTCTTGCCGGTCACGCGATCGATCCAACAATACTCGATGTTGGTTATAATGCTTGGGGCGTTCGCGTAGGATTCGGCGATCTTGCGGTACAAGATGTTTCCGGGGAATACCTTCATCGTCCCGGAGGTGTTCGCTTTCTCCTTGAACGTGAGCGTCACGACCACCCCGGATGAGAGGTCGTAGTTTATTTCCGTCCGCTCAAGAACGCAATTCGCGCCCTGATATGTGTGCGCGGATTCCGATGTCGGAAAATGCACAGCGAGCGGGATCGAGCCTAACATTCCGTGTTCATATGTGCAAGTCGTTTTGGTGTTGTAGAGGCGCTCGTTGTATTCGTGGTTTGCAACCGCGTTCAACGCGACAAGATCAAGTATCTGCGGCATATCGATCACGTCCGCTTCGGCTTCGTCACCGATGATCACTTCGTGTATCTGTTCTGCGGATTGTGAGAGGATGTGGAGAGTGATGTAGTTGGGGAGCCTGTGTTTGAACATTTGCATTTCGTAGTTAGCCAAAGCTTCGATCGGCTGAATGTTGATTGCGTCCGGGTCAGTGTCTTCAACATATTCCCCAAACTCCGTTATCCATTCTAATGTACTCGCCATCCTCGGTATGGCGAGTATTAAAAATATGTCATCGTCATCCGGGATAATGAAAAACGGTTTGCATGTCCCTTCCGCAAACGACAGACCAAGATCAGAGAGCTTGTTCGTGAATATCTTTTCCTCGTAGAACGATTGCGTAAAGACGTTGAATGCGGTATTCGTGTCGTCAAAATATAACTGATCGATGCTTCCCTCTTCCACATAAACCTGAGCGTGTTTGACGTAGGTCATAAAAAGTATGAACCCTTTATCCTCGTCATCGTTCTTCGCGGCGAACGGCGTCCACCATTGCTGAGACGCCGTGTTATACGTCACAGATATTTCTTCTGCCACCCCGCTTGGATCGGTAAACGGCGCGCGTACCTTTACGGCATAAGAACCCGGGAGACTATCGCCGCCAGACACGATGCGAATATATCCGCTCGTCCGGTCAAACGCCGATCCGACCTCGTCACCATCGCCTCCATACGGGCAGTAACCACGATACGCGTCATACTCTCTCAACCCTTGCAACCCATTCCCTTGGAACGAGAAGCTCTCGATTGTCGCGCCGTAGTAAGCTGCTGGGAGCGTGGTTTTGTAGAAGTCTTGCAACGCGTCCGTGCCTTCGCCTGTCGGTTTGATGTCGACGTCGTAGGATTCAATCTCGCCGAGCGCATCGATGAAACTCACGTACCATCGTTTATGTGTGCTGTCCGCTGTTTCTTCCCATCTTGTTTGATAAGGATAACCGCGGAAGGCTTCTGATTGCGAACCTACACCCGGCTCCGATTCTGATTTCGCGTAGAATATGTACTCTGTTCCAAGCGCGAACGGACACGGTTCGGTCTTCTTTGTGACGATCGTTAGCTCTGCCGTGTTCGGGGTATATCCGCGGTTGTGTGTTGCGCTGAATGATTCGATCTTGAGATCGGCAATGCTTGTGATGATTCTCGATACGTAGGCCGCCATCTTATTGTCTCCTCAAGAAGCGTTTCGGCAATTCTTTGATCTCGCGTTCGGTTTGCGTAGTCTTGTGCTCGTTTATCGACATTCTGGCGTATATATCGTTCACACGTGGGGTAATAACACCGTTCACCTGCTGATCCAACTCGCGCCGTAACGAGTCAAGTTTTTCGTCGACAATTTTATCGATCTGCTTGTCAATGTTGATGTCTATGTTCTGTATGTTCTCGAGTTCTTTTCTAATCGCTATAAGCTCTTCAAGTATCACGGCGTTCACCGCCTTTATTGTTTGGTTTCGTTGTATACAACGTTGATCGTCCAGGTTTTTGAGGTAAGAGCTTCAAGGTTTTCTTTTAACTTGCCTGTGTGTTCGGACATCTCCTTGAGCTTCTCAACTAAATCAGCCATATCGCCGGAGGCGTCTTGTGCTTTTTGTTGGAAGTCGCCTAAGTTATCATTTACATCTTTTAGAGCGACATTGATCCCGACAACTACAGAGGTAAGAGCTTCAAGTTTTTCTTTTAACTTGCCTGTGTGTGTGGATATGTTTGTAAATTGCGCGTTTACTGCGTCGAAATCGATGCCGTCAAAAATGCCGCTTGCGTCTGGGAAATCCGATAGCGAATCCTTAAGCTTATCGATTCCCTCAGTGTTTGCTTTCGCGCCAACGTTGCCCAATGCCACGCCGAGCTTCTCAAGCGATCTGGTGACGTTCTCGAACCCGAGGTTGTTTAGTTCTTTTAGTGCCTCTTCGGACGTGTACCCCGCGCTTGTCAACGCATCGATGCGCTCGGCGAGTTTGTATATCTCGGCTGCCGCCTCGTCTGCCGATTTTTCGAGAGGGGAGAAGTTCATCTTTTTAACCTTATCTTCGGCCTCTTTGCTTGTCAACGCATCGATGCGCTCGGCGAGTTTGTATATCTCGGCTGCCGCCTCGTCTGCCGATTTTTCGAGAGGGGAGAAGTTCATCTTTTTAACCTTATCTTCGGCCTCTTTTAAGCCAATCCCCATATCCGCAAGTACGCTCATGATCTTGTTTGACAGCGATTCTATATCATCGTCTAAAGTCGCAATGTCAAGCGCGTTAGAAGCCACACCCAACGACTTAGCAATATTGTCTCCCATTTCTTTGATACTGTTTCCAACATCTAACGTGTTTTTTGCGAGGTCTTCTGCCTTTTTTGCGACTGATTCTAATGTCGACGCAAGCCGTTCTATCTTTGACTGGGCATCTGAAACGTCCGCGTTGACTGTAACGGCTTTTGTTGTCTCTAACTGATCGACCTTTTTAGTCAAAGAATCTAATACGCTTTCGGCCATCTCATCACCCCTTCTTCTCCGTAACGAGGACAGTCACATTCACAACGCGGCCGTCCAGAGCGTTAAGTTTCGCGTCAATTGCGTCGATCTGTTCTTTAGCTGATGAGCTGACCGCCGAGAAGGTGTTTTTAGCGTTCGTTTCAAACTGTCCGAAGGTCTTCTCGTTCACTTGCCCAATCTCGGTGTTGATAACCTTTCCAAGTGATTGAAACGAAGCCGCGACTGATTCGCGCGCAGTTTCCGCTTTGCTTTTGAGAACCTCAAACTCCACTTTGTTTGCTTGATTGAGCGCTTCTTCCGCGCTCATCCCCGCTGATTGGAATATAGCGATCAGATCGGATTTTGTTTCGTTGGCTGTCGGTTTCAAGCCCGACCAGTCTACTTTGTCGATTGCTTCGAGCGCTGTTTTAGAGTCAACGCCCGCGTTAGACAGGGTTTGATATATATTTGCCGCCGCCGTTTCTACTTTGTTGTCGATGTCGGAAAACTCTAAATCATTCACCACGCCTAACGCAGCCGCGGCCTCTTGACCTGCTTGTGCGAACGACGCTTTCACTTCTTGCGCGGCCGCCTCCGCTTCTTGAGTTGTTGTGTCAAAGTTGAGGTTTTTCATCTGTTGCAGAGCTTCCGCTGAACTGTATCCGGCTTCCCGGAATGCGTTGTAAATTCTTTGAGAGTTGTTTTCGGCCGAAGATGAGATTGGAGAGAAGTCTATCTGATTGATTTTGTTAAGCGCTTCCGGGACGCTGTCACCCATATCCGAGAACACGGCCATCACGCTTTGTGCCAAAGCTTGAACCTTGTTGTCTACTGTTGAAAAGTCCATTGCCCCAACGGCCACGCCAAAGTCTGCAGCGACTTTTTCACCGAGAGCGCCAATGGTTTCTTCCACCACGCCCGCGGCGATCGTTGCATTATTCATCAGGTCATTGAACCCAAGTTTATTGATCTCAATCAATGCCTCTTTTGCGGAATATCCAGCGTTTGTCAATGCGTTGTATATCTCAGTCGCCGCCGCATCAGCCGATGTAGCCAAAGGCGAGAAATCAATTTGCGTTATCTTATCCAGCGCGTCCGGCACGCTTACGCCAAGGTCAGATAGCGTCGACATGATGCTGTTCGCGAGCGATTTTACTTTGTCATCTACCGTCGCAAAATCAAGCGCATTCATGGCTATTCCAAAGTCTGATACCACTTTATCGCCCAAAGCCGCGATGGTTTCTTCTACCACCTCGGCCGCTATCTCGGCGTTTTCCATCAAGCCGCCGAACCCTATGTTGTTGAGTTCTTCTACCGCTTCAGCAGCCGAATACCCGGCATCTCTGAATGTGTCGTAAAGGTTCACGGCAACGTCTTCTGCGGATGTTTTAAGAGCCGAGAAGTCTATGTTTTGAACCGCACTTTGAATGTTCCCGGCACCAACGTTGATTTCCGCCAACGCTTCAGACACGGCGGTCTTAATGTCTTCTACAAGCTGCTGCGCGGCTGCATTAGTGTTAGCAATTTTGCTATCCAATGTGTTGGACACGCCGGTCAGCGCCGATTTCATTTGGTTAATGCTGTTCGAGTCTACGTCTACGCTTAGCTGTTTACCGTTTATTTCGGCAACAAGACCCAATAAGTGATTAAGTTTTTCGATAGCGCCTTTGGCCGCCATCTTATATGCCCTCCGCTTCTATCTTTATTTTGATCGGGCCAATGTTTTTAAGCTCATACAACTTTTCTAATAGTTCTTTTATTCTATCCAGCACGCTTGTCACGCTCCGTCACCTCCTTCACAAATTTGGAGCTTCAATATCGATGGATATCTTGCCTATTTGTATTAGTTCGTTCAGTTTTTGTAGCAACTCTTCCGCTTTTGTTTTTGCCACTTCTAATTCCGCCGTATTCACAGTAAGTGCAGCGTTAGACTTCGTTAAAGAATCAAGCTTTTCTTTAATCTCGTCAATTCTCGCGGCCGCTTCGCTCTCGAACGGAACAATGATCTTCTTTTTGTTTATTTCATCGATCGCCGCGGCTATGCCTTCCATCTTTTTTTGTATGTTTTCAAGACTCATACTCACGCGCCCGCTTCCGCGAAGTCGAATGTCACGGCGATCTTCTTGCCGTTTAGTTTGTCCAATTTATCGCTCATGTCTTTAATGTTGAGGTTCGCTTCTTCTATCGCGCCGGTGACCGCTTTTGAAAGATTGGACCGAAGCATATCAAACTTCTTGTTATCGATCTCTTCAAGCTCTTGCAACGCTTTATTCTTCGCGCTCGTGAAGGCGTCCGCAATGTCGTCTTTTGCGCCCGCTGCGTTCTTTTTAAGTGTGTCAAAATCGATCGCGTTGACGAACTTCTCCGCTTCCGTAGCCGAGTATCCGACTGCCAGCAGCGAGTCCGTGATTCGCTTCTTCGCGTCATCCACCGATACGGCCAACCCTTTGAAGTCGATTGTGTTGATGATATCGAGCGCCGATTTGGCGTCCACGCCCACATCCACGAACGCGCTGAGTACGTCTTTGGCCGCTTGCGCTGCTTTCCCTGGTATCGTCGAGAACTCGTAGCCGTCTATTACGCCGAGTTTGGCCGCGACCTCTTTCCCAAGCACGTCAAAGAACGTGTTGATCTTTTCTGATGCGTTTCTCGCCGATTCTTCGATCGTCTTGAAGTTGAGTTCGCCAAGCCGACTTTTGAATGAGTTGACAACGCTTTCCGGAAGTAAGTCAGGGCGAACATCGATGTTTTTGAACGCGTTCTCAATAGAACTAGCCGCGTCTTTTGCCTTGCCTTCCGCGATGTTTGCCGCGTCGCTCATTTGCTTGTCGATGCTGTCGCGTAATTCCGTCACGCCGTCGGCAGCGGATCCAAATGCCGGCTTGATTCCACCCGCGCTTTTTACGACATCTTCGATCTTCTTGTTGAGGTCAGCGTGTACGGCGGCGAACTCCTCGAGCGTCAGTTTGCCTTTGTTATAATCCGCCCACGCGCGCGCGAGTTGTTCCATCAGGTCAAGATTGGTAGATACGGCGTTGTTGTAGTCCGTTACTTTGTTTGCGATGAACATTGTCTCGAGCGATTCCTTGACGCCCGGTATAAGGCCGCCGAGCGATGCGATGTTCGCCGTGAACTTCTCGAGGTCGGACATCTCGATGTTAACTCCGCTGATATCCGCAATGCCTTCTTTGAGCGCCTCGACTTCGACACGCGCTTTCTTAACCGCCTCAATAACCGGCCCGAGGGCGGCAGCCATCGCCGCAAACGCGCCGACTGCTATCCCGGCTTTGAGCGCGCCTTGGAATCCGGAGAACTCCTGCGCCGTTTTCTTGATCTCCGTCGTTACCGCAGCCGCGCCGGCCTTTAGCGCGCTGAATATGTTTGTCCCCGCGACTGACCCGAGTTCAAGTATCTTGGTTCCGACTTCCTTTATCCCCGTTGCAAGCCTTGGCAGGTCTGTCGTGTAGAGGTTCTTCATTATGTCGCCGAACTTCTTGAAGTTATCAATTGATTTGATGATCGTCCCGGCGATCGCGGATAACGCGCCCACAAGCGTCGCGCCCATTCCGGCTATCGCGCCAAATTGCGTCACGACGCCTTTGATCGGGGCCGGCAGCTTATCGAACCACTGCACAAGTCCCTTCACTGCGTTGGCGATGCCGGTGAATAAAGGCGCAACAGACGCGCCGATCGAGTTCTTGAGCGAGGTAAACGAGTTCTTGAGGCTGGTTATCGCGCCTTTGAGCGATCCTTCCATCCGGTTCGCCGCGTCTTTGGCCGCGCCGCCAGAGTTCTCAAGCTTCTCAATATAGCCGTCTATCGCGTCGCCACCGTCTTCAAGCAACAACGCCACCGACGCGCCCGCTTCAGCTCCGAATGCTTTTAACGCTTTCTCCGCATCGAGCCCGGAGTCTCGGAGTAACTTTATCTTATCCGAAAGAGACAATGCCGGATTCGATAGGTCTTCAAGCGAGACGCCAAGCCCCTCAAGAGTTGTCTTCAACGCCTCGGAAGGCGCGCTTAATTCGGTGAATAGTTTCCGCAAGCCCTGAACGGCCTGCTCCGTATTCGCACCCTTCTCTTTGAGCGAGAGCAACCCAGCAACCGTTTCGCCGAGGGATACGCCCGCCGCGCTCGCTGCCGGTCCAACCTTCTGGAGTTGATCCGCGAGTACGCTCATGTCGATGCTTTTGGAGGCTTCCGCGAGTTGATCGGTTGTCGTCTCTAACTGTTCAAGGCTAACACCGTACGCTCGGACAGCTGTTTGCAAGATGCCAGATGCCGTCTCAGCAGATGCGCCGAACCCGCTCATCAATTGTGTGGCGCTCTCCATGATCACGTTCATCTCTTGGAGTGATGCGCCATTTGCCGCCAAGGCGCTGAATCCCTGCGTGATCTGTTCGATCGACGTAGCGCCGTCGCCGAGTTGCGTGATCTTCTTTGACATCATCTCGACTTCTTCGCTTGTCGCGCCAGTGCTCGTTTGTATGTCTTTGAGTTTCGCGTCGAAGTCTGCGAATGAATTAGCGGCGGAGGCGAGCCCGGCCGTTATCGCGCCGCCAATTCCGGCCATCGCCGCGCCCACGGTTTGGAGCGCCGTGCCCATCTCGTTCAATTCTTTTTTATGTTCTTGGGCCGCTTTTTCCGCCGCTTTTTGTTGCGCCGCGAGTTCTTGTGTATTCTTTGCCGCCTCTTTAGCTTTATCGCTTGTGTCCTTTACCGCTCTCTCAAGGTCAGCTAAGGGCTTCGCCGCTTCGTTCGTTGCCTTTATCTTGATTTCTATCTCAGGATTGTTTGCGATTGCCGCTCACCTCCTTATTCCGCCTTCTCAAATTCAGATAACACCAACACGTTCTTGATCGGTTCATCCCAGCCGTTCGGATAACCGCCCATCCGTTTGATTAGCCAGTATTCATCAGGGATTTTGCCGAGCTTTTTCATCGCTCGCACGAAAGGATCGCTCCTTGTCGTTGATGGATACAAGGCTAACCAGTACCGGGATCAGCGCGATCATAAATTCCGGTGTGAAGCTCTTGACAAACTCTTCGTTGATGGCGCCGTCGTACCCTTCGACCGACACAATCATCTTCGAAAACAGGTACACGATAGCCTTCATTATCTCCGGCTTAATGTTGTCCGCGTTTTGCAATCCCTCGCCGAACGCTTTGATGTTCCCGAGGTTCTCCGCGTAATCGATGCTGGTGATCGGCCGAACCACTATTTTTTTGCCGAATATCATAATTTCCTTCTTTGTGTTTTTGGATACGTATAGCGTTATTTCTTCCGTCATCTCTTTTCTCTCCCTTCAATGCTTGTTAGCGTTTTCTTGCCGTTTTCAACTCGTTTATTTGCCTCTCGTACTCGCAGAGTGCGAACACCGTCCGCATAGGTGTTTTCCAACCCCACGGCAGGGATCCGATTCTTCGAAAGATGATGTACTCGATTGGTATGTTGTCTTTAATCACCTGCGTTTTGACGAAAGGATTTATCCTTGCCTTCTAACTGCGTGTGTTTCGCAATCTCCATCACGATTTCGATCATCGCCGATGGATTCATTGTTTTAACGACTTCTCTTGTTACTTCGCTCACACCCTCGATCTTAACAATTTGTTTTGTGAGTAGATCATACGTTCTGTCGATATCCTGCTTTTCGATCTTTTGCCCGGTTGTGAAAACTTGCGCGAGCGTTCGGAATAACGATACGCTTGTAAAGTAATCGTCCGCATATAGCGGCTTTAGAGTAATATCTGTATTTGCTACCTTCACGGTATACGTGTCTTGCGGTCCAATGAATAGATTCATTATTTTCTCTCCCTTCAAAAATAAAGTAGAACGCGGGTTTTACCCCGCGCTCTAAGCGATGGTGAATGTTTCAAATGAGAAGGTCTGTGTCACTTCAAACTCGGAATCAGGGTCAACGCTTCCGGAGGCGCCGGTAATCTTCGCACCGGTACCGGAGAATGTGATCGTGTGGGAAGCGCTCGAGGCGTCTACAAACGCAATCGCGAATGTGATCGCTGATTGCGCCGGATCCCACGCGCCCGTAGCGATCTTGCTGACGGTAGAGGATGCGATAACAAACTCGCCCTCATAGGTAGCCGTTCCGATCTCCACGTCAGTCGGAGACAACGACGTCCCGTAAATGCCGGTAACATCTTGATTCTTGCTGAGCGAGAAGCTACGAATGGTATCCGTTTCGCTCCCCCACGTGATCGTCGCGTCCGAGAAAACGAAGTAAGTCTCTGGGGTGATCGCCGTCGGTGCCGTCGCGCCCGTCGTAATGCTTAAGAACATTCCGTCGAGCGAGTATTCGAGCGGCGCATCTTCCCCTCCGCTGATCGTCATGTTTCCGAAGTAACAACTCCCGAGTGTTGCGTCGTGTATTCGCAACTCGACCGCGGGAGGCACGCCTTTGCTGGTATTCGTCCCAAACGCCAGCACATCTTTACTCGTAACCAATCCGCCAAGGCTGATCGCTTGATCGTATTTGGTCATTCTGGTCCTGGTATAACCGCCGATCCCTTTTTCTTCGGCGGCCTCGTTCGTTATCGAAGGCGATATGCTTTGAAGTAACCCGAGATGAACGTTAGTCCCGGACGACTCAAGTCTACCTACCACCTTCATTTGAGAACCTTGTAACGCTGCCACTTTATCACCTCACCGTTTCGATTTGTATTTCGACTGCCGCACCCACGACGTAATGGTTCGATGATTCAACCAGTATTCGTTCGAGCGCGTATCCGGGCACTTGATAAAATACCCGCCGGTTTTCGATGTTGCTGTTCTTGTTTTTGAATATTGCCACAATTTTTTCTGCTGCTTCCGCGTTGCTCTTCTCAAGCTCTTCCGCCTGTGCGAAGGTGCCGCGGTTCGCGTAGATGATTGTGAAGTCGAGCTTTTCTTTTGCGACGCCTGCACTGCTCACATACACCGCGCGATCGGCTCTTCCGGGCAAAATCTCTATCAACGGATAGATCGCGTTCTTCGCCCAGTTCAGCGCGCCGATCTTGACCGTCTCTGCCTGGAACTCCGTATCCAACGCGTTCTTTATCTCGTCAAGTAGCTCTTTGTACATATCAATCACACGCCCTTGTCAGATGCTCAAGAAGAATATCTTTGATGTTCTCGATTCCCTTGGTATCGAACGGCGGAATTCCATCGCTGTCAGAGTACGGCATAAAGGCTCGCTGCGGCATCTTTCGCGTGCCTGTTTGGTGATACACGCCGTAGAACACGCCAGAGAATACCGACGCTTCACTCTTGTCTGAACGCAGGTTGATCGATTGCTTGAGCTTACCGTGGAACTCGAGGATTTGACCGCTTACGCCCTTGACCTTCTTCTTTTTCTCGATTGTGCTGTCCGCGAGCGCTGGCCATCCCTTCGGCCGCCCTTCTTGCTCGAGGTTCTCCATCACTTCCTCTTTCATGTACACGGCTACGTCTTTGAGCGGTTTAGAGAGATCGGAAAGCTCCTTGTTCAACCGTTTGGTAAGCGTATCAATGCCTTTGTCGGTATAGGTAAACGTGATGGCCATAACATCACCACTTATCCATTACGGTTGTTGTGAATACCTGAGTGCCCGCCGTGATATAGTGTTGCGAAGAAGGGGCCGCCGCATCTGTTCCGGTTGTCTTCTTGAGCGCGCTCATCAATCGATCGTAATATGCCTGAGCCTGCTCCTGGAATCCGTGCCGCTCATATAACCGGTAAATCACGTAAGACGTTTCGTGTATCTCTTTGAGGGTTGTGTCTGTGATTGCAATAATCGAGTTGATAAACGTCTCCGCTTCCGCGAGCAGCACGGTAAGAATCGAATCGTCCGATTCCGTCAAGCTGTTAATAAGGTCTTCAGGGAACTTAGCCTTTAGTTGCGCCACTGTCATATCCGGTCACCTCTAAAAAGGACCAGCCGGCGTTATACCGGCGTGGCCTATTAGGATATCGTGCTTGTAAATACTTTGCACGCGTTAGCGTTATACAAAATCGGGAGAGGATAGGAGAGTAGCGATATAGTCTTCGTGTGCCCTTCGGATGCTTCGGGAATCTTTTCTTTGACGATGACATCGGTCATAATTGGGGATCCATCGGGTTTGAGTTCAAAGTCGACAACCGCGCCGTAGCCAAGAGCAAATTGGCTTGTATTGAGCAGAATCATCTTTCCGCTTGTGCTTGAGGATTCGGGGATGTAGTTGGTCGCAACGTTCGAATCGTTCGCGTAGGTTCCGGAATACACGTATATTTCAGGGATCCCAAACTCTTGGAACTCGCCGATGAACCGAACGCTTGGCGAATTAAACCGAGGCTTAAGCAACCCAAAGTTGTAATTGTTTTTGCTGATATACTTTTCTGTTTTTGAGTGGTTCATAATCCCGCGCGCAAGACACGGGGTCATCAGGATAACGTTCGGCCACATCCCGAGTGTTTGCGCGAACGTCTCGCATTCCGCGCCGATAAGTTCGAGCGGGTCCGTTGAACTGCTCACCGAAAGTTTCCCGGTTGTGCTGATTCTGTAATCCTGCTCAAATGTTCTTTCAGTCGTTGTGAAGCTGATTTTCCCAGTCAGGAGGAGTTGTCCGAACATATACTCGATACGGCGTTTAAGCCGATCGCGAAGCCCCTGGAGTTTAACGCCGTAGGAATACGCGAAGGAACGCGTGATATCCGAAGCGTCATTCAGGTTTGCAAGTTCATTCAGATTAAACGAAGAAGTCAAAGCTTCCGTCGATTCGATGCTGTCGCGTTCGAAGATTTGGGGCGGCGTCACGGTGATATCTTCGGCGGTGTTCTTGTAATCAATATTGCGCGCCGGATCGTCACGTAATCCGATCGAGCTCATCTTGCCGGAAGTGGTGATCATTCGCCATTTGATCGTGGTCGTCGGGCTGAATATCTTACTGGATCCAAGCATTTGCGTGAGAAAGAACGGCTCATCCCTCATCTGTTGCAATACTTTAGTCAATAACGTAGTCCAGGTAGCACTGTTGAACGTCGCCATTACGCCGTCACCCCTTCTCTTTC